AATCCAATAGAAACTTTTGTTGATTTAGATTTTGAAGAGATAACTATAAGTAGCATTGGTGATGATATGACACAAGACCAAAAAGAAAAAGCACAAGAAGTCGTAGTTCCTGTAATCTTGACTAGAATAGTAAGTATTGCAGCATTTGTAATGAGGAAAAGTTTATGATTAAAAAAATATGGAACTGGTTTATAGAAATAATTAAAGAAACACTAAATCTTTCGTGGACTTTAGTAGGTTTAGTTATTGCTACACTCACCCTTACTGGTTCAGCACAGCAAGTTACAGGTTTAGCTACTATAATTACATTAGCTATATGGTTATTAACCATTGGTTTTAGAAAAGGAGAATAGAATGGACTGTTGTGGTAGTGGCTGTTGTGGTGGAAAGTAAGTGCTATACTTATATAGATAAAAATGGAACACATATAAGCGTGTGTAATTGTAAATATGGAGGTATAGGTGAAACTCACAGTTGTTAGAACTCAATTTGGAACAGATGCAACTAATGGAATACTTCTAGTTGATGGAGTGTTTGAAAATTATACATTAGAGGACCAATACCAAGCAGTAAAAGTAATGCACGAAACCTGCATACCAGAGGGTACATACGAGATAAAGTTTAGAACTGTTGGTGGATTCCACGAAAAATACAAAACCAGATATGGTAACTCACACTATGGTATGTTGCACTTACAAGATGTACCTAACTTTACATACATACTTATACACGCAGGTAATACAGATGAACATACATCTGGTTGCTTAATTGTAGGAGAAACACAACAAGATTTAGATATAAGTGATGATGGGTTTATAGGACATTCAGGCAAAGCGTACTCAAAACTATATAACAAGGTTGCAAAAGAGTTATTACTTGGTAAAAAAGTAACCATAGAGTACACAACAATAACGAAATTATTAGAAAAACCTGCATCAAATGCTTCTACTGATGATGTAGTACTAGCTAAAACAGTTATGGAAAAACTAGAAGAAGTCAATGGTAATGTCTTAGTGGGAAATGCTATGTTGAAAGGCAGGATAATAAGATAATGTTTGATAGAATTAAAAGAGCAAGAGACAAAGATGGTAAGTTCAAAAAGGATTTATGGTGGACACCTTGGTCAGAATCGTGGGAGTATAAAATGAGTGAAGAACTCAAAGATATGATTGAGCGTACAGCTTGGACCTTCATTGAAGCGTTCATAGGTGCATTAACAGTTGCTCCATTAGTTGGTGTAGAAGCTGAAACACTTCAGTTAGCTGCATTAGCTGGTGGTGGTGCTGCACTTGCAGTCATCAAGACATACGCTAAAAAACAAATAACTAAGTAATAGATTTTGTCACTCCTTTGTAGTAAACTGTCAATGACAGGGCAAAGGAGGACAAATGTCCAAAAAAACTACACCTGAAGAGTGGGGTAACAACTTCTATAAGTCAGGTTGGAAACCTGGCGTAGATATTAATGACCAAACTGGGCAAGGTGAAATCACACATGTTGGAACAGACCCAAACTACAACAATAAGTTTGATGAAATTCTAAAACAATGGGGGTATGACCCTAAATTATACGAAATTGAGGGTACAGTTAGGTCATCTTCATGGCAAGTTCAACTGAAAGGTGGGAGAACTGAGACATTCTTTGCCTTTAAAGGGCTTGTAAAGAAGAAAAGACCTGGACATGACAGGTATTTCCAAGCATTATTCAAACAAGCAGGTAGAAAACCACCATTAAAACTTAAAACACATGGAGGTGATACTGCTTTTTTGTTTTTTATGGCTGACTGGCAGTTAGGTAAGAAAGATTATGGCGTTGAGAATACCATTAAGCGCTACGATATAGCCCTACAAGATGCAGTAAATAGAATTAAGGAACTGCGTAAGGCAGGTGTCCAGATAGATGAGATATATATGATTGGACTAGGTGACCTTACAGAAAACTGTTATGGTTTTTACGATAGCCAACCTTTTAACATTGAGTTAACAATGATAGAACAGTATGCGTTGGCTAGGTCTATGATGATGAAAACAGTAGAGACATTCTTACCACATGCAGATAAACTTGTATTAGCTGGAGCTCCAGGAAATCATGGTGAGGCTTCTCGTTCACAAAAAGGTCAAGTTGTTACTAACAGATTAGATAACACAGATACTATGCACTTGCAGATATGTGAAGAGATAATGAAAGCTAACCCTGAGAGATATAAAAAGGTATCTGTTGTAGTTCCTGATGGCTTTCATCAAGTTATGACCATCAAAACTATTCCATGTGCTTGGACTCATGGTCACATGACTGGTTTTAGTGGAGGTAATCCTGAAACTAAGATAGAAAACTGGTGGAAAGGTCAGATGTATGGCTTTTTACCTGCAAAAGATGCACAAATTCTTATTACAGGTCATTACCATCACTTTCGTGCAAAGCAGCAGGGAGATAGGACTTGGTTTCAATCACCTAGCTTAGATAAATCCTTAGACTTTACTGCTAGAAGTGGTATGTGGTCGCACCCTGGTGTGCTTACCTTTACTGTTAATAAAAAAGGTTGGGATAATTTAAAAATATTATAAAGGTAATGTCTTAAACTTTTTTTCTTGACCTTTGAAGTCTTTCTCGTGATAAGTTTCGTATTCCTCTATGCTATCCCACATCTGTAGTAATTCCTCAAAAGAATACCACTTGACCTCTTTAGTTTTTCTGTTGACATAAGTCAAACCAACTTTAACTTCAGGATAATCTTTTGCTCTGTCATACATCTCTTGTAGTTTATCCATATCAGAGAACTTTATTTTCTTTGTACCTTTAACCTCTGTCAGAAATAACTTATCTTTCCTGTTAAAGATGTAATCAGGAATAGTTATTATGTCTGTGTAATACCAAAAGTAATTAATACTATGTTCCCATGGGCTAGTTGCTGCTTTTAACCAATCCTTTTGTTTAACTAGCCCTAAGTCTGTAAGGTGTTGTTCAAAAATATCCTCTGCTTGTTTACCAACACCATCTTTTACCCTGTCGTTGTAATCCATTTCGTTAAAAAGCATTACTCTTCTTCTTGATTTACTGTTGTAAGAACTTGTATGTTAGGAAGTATTGCAAGTAGTTGTTGTTGTCCATTAGGTAACAATATACTTTTGCCCATAAACAAAGGCACTTCCTTTTCGTTTCTCCTGTTTAATAATTCTGCAATCAACATACCCTCTGTTGCTTTGCTTAACATTACATCAATCATTCTTTCTCCTTTTATTTCCTCTTTTGTTTAACTTAACCCATACATCATAGTCAAAATTAAAATGGTAGTTCAGTTGTTCTAGCTCCCTGCTCTTTCTCTCTGAGTAAGGCATTACATGTCCTCCATTCCCATTTGTATGGGTTATTGTCATCTTGTAGTTTATATCTCTGTCCACAATATAAATTACCTTTGCTGTCTGTGTACATTACTTTATCTTTATTCTTACAAAGATAAGGTGCTTTACACTTTCTATCTGGCTCAGGTGGTATATCAAAATTGTAGTTAGGATATTTTTCTTTTAATTTTTCTTTAAGTTTCTTAACATTAAAGAGTTCCCCTGCACTTTCTAATTCCATAATTAAGATGGGTCTTTGAGTGTCCAATCGCCATCTGTGTCAATCCAATCAAAGATATTTTTCTTTGTTGCATTACCACTAGCTAAGAAATCCTTAGCTTTTTTTACAAGCTCTGTCTGTCCATCATCAGTAGCCTGTGCAACTTTATCATTAAATGTTTTAAGCTGCTTGTCTGTAGGTGGCTCTTGTTCCCATGCTCCACTTGGTATGTCTGTCATTTCATCTCCTTTTGTTTCATCTTGTATTGGTTGCGTATCAAACACAACATCAAGAATATTTTCATCCTCTAAAAACACTTCAACCCTATTTAAGAATTTGTCCATGTCTTTACTTGTCCAGTTGTTAACATTTTCGCTAACCTCTGTGTCTTTTACCATGTCATTGTATATTTTAGTCTTTACCTCTCCCATTTTTTTTGAGTTAGGTATCATTTCTTTTAGTATCGTATTCAATTGCTCTGCAACAGGTTGTTTTGTAGCTCCAATGTCCTCTGCAAATTTGTTAGCACTATCGTTAGTTGTTACTGCTACTTCTTTTGCAGTTGAACTAGGTTTATTTGGCTTTGGCTTTGGTTTTGGTGGAGGTGCTCCATCATCATCATAAAAATCATCAGTTCCACTCCATAACTCTACGCCTATTGCTGCTCTCATACAAGCTCTTTTAAAAGCATCACTCTCTGCAAGTTTAAGACACTCACCTACTGTTGCTCTTGCTAAAGCAGGTGCTTCAACATCTCCTGCACCTTGGTAAACTAAACCATCAATAGTTAATTTACCAATCGCACCTACAATCTTGTTATCTATAATGATTGGCTCAAACTCCCACTCATACTTTACATCA